ATGGCTGACCGGACGGCGCCGCGTGCGCGCCCTGGCCGCAAGGCGACTGCCGCCGCTGCCAAGCCGAAGCGGACGAAGAAGACGCTTGGCGATGATTTCCTCGACGCGGTTCGCGCCGATTTCAGCGCCCATGGCGCCGGCGTCATTGCCGCGGTCCGGGCCGACAAGCCCGACCAGTATCTGAAGATCGTGCAATCGGTGCTACCCAAGGATCTGGCCAAGGATTTGCATGTTTCATCTGACAATCTGGAAGCCCTGAGCGATGACGAGATCCGCCGCCGCATCCGTGGCCTCGAAGCCGTCCTCGGGCCGTTTGGCGACCAGCCTGAAGACGCGCCGCCACTATCTGGCGCTGCTGCAGGAGCTGGACCGCAGGCGCAGGACTAACCAGCTTGCCGCCTACCGGCCTTATCCCAGGCAGGCGCAGTTTCACGCCGCCGGCGCGCAGAACCGGGAACGTCTGTTCATGGCCGGCAACCAGTTGGGCAAGACCAGGGCCGGCGGCGCCGAATGGGCCATGCATCTCACCGGCCGCTATCCCGCGTGGTGGCAGGGCAAGACCTTCGACGCCGCCGTCAGGCTATGGGCTGCCGGCGTGACCGGCGAGGGCACGCGAGACAACCCGCAGCGCGTGCTGGTCGGCCCGCCGCAGCAGCAGGCGGCATGGGGCACCGGCATGATCCCCGCCGATGCCATCCGCCAGACCACGATGGGCCGCGGCGCGCCGGGCGCGCTCGACAGCATCGTGGTGCGCTGGGGCGGCGGCGGCGACGTGCAGGCCGATGAATCGGTGCTGTCGTTCAAGAGCTATGAGAAGGGCCGCGAAAAGTGGCAGGGCGAAACCCTGCACGGCGTCTGGTTCGACGAGGAGCCGCCGCTCGATATCTATTCCGAAGGCCTGACCCGCACCAACGCGACGGGCGGCATCACCATGGTGACGTTTACGCCGCTGCTTGGCATGAGCGACGTGGTGCTGCGGTTCTTGACGGCGCAGGAGGTTCTCCCTTCCCCCCTTGTGGGGTGAGCAGCTGGTTCGCGAAGCGAATTCGTCGTGCCAGTGGCACGACGAAAGGCCGGCGAACGCCGGGACGCTGCGGAGCGGCGGGGACCCGGCAGGTTGGATCGGCCACCACCCGGCCCTTCGCAGGCTCAGGGCGTTCGAAGCTCGAAAAGCCAAGCAATTGGCTTTTCGTCCGCCACGCGGACCGCTTCTCACCCCACAAGGGGAGAAGGTAAGAACCGCCACGCCCGGCGCAAATATCGTGCGCGGACAACATCATACGACATTACTTTGAATCAGTTCGGCAGGCTCTACGTCCTGTCACGTCGCTATCTTGACCCCGAGATCAGCGGTGCCTCAGGCGATTGCCGGCAATGATGATTGCCATACGGCGTGGTGCGATATCTGGTTGTGCTCGATGCAATCGGTTGCCAGTTTGCTGATTTCAGGATCGGCGGACGCCTGCGCCCATTCGACGAACGCGTCAACAACGACCAACCTCGCCCGGCTGGCCAGCCCCAAGCCGTAACGGCGCACTACCGGCTCTGAATGGTCGAGCATAGCACGGATCATGCCTGATGCATCACCTCGCCATTGCCCGGAGATATCGGCGATCGCCGAAAACGGCGTTTGCGGCCTGAGCAACGCGGCGTGCTGACGCGCAAGCTTTAACTGCCAGTCTTTTGCAAAGCGCACAAATTTGACGGCTCCCATGCGTACACCATCGTGATAATCATCAAGGGCAAACAACGCCTGCGCGAGATGCTGACCATCGTTCCGCGTACTGCATCGCAAGATAGACTCCACGGCATCGAAGCGCGTGCGCGGGTTGCTGTCCCCAAGCAGCGCGGCCAGCTCACCCACCATCGAAGTTATGTTCTGGTTTTGAAAGGTGGCAATAAACGCACCCGCCGCTCGCGTCTCAGCATTGGCAGATGTCAGCAGGAGACGAAGGCTTTCCAACGGCACCGTCTTGCCGAGCTCGCCGAGAAGGTCGTTGGCAAGCGCGCCATCGTCATCATGCGGGGACGACAGCAGCCGCTCCAGCATCTCCTGACCTGTCATGGCATTTGTCGATTTGCCGAGTGGCAGCAGGATCTTACCGCCTTCGCTGAAAAAAAGATGAGCAACCTCGCTGTCCTCGGCGGACAGGCGCATCGCCTCGAATAGATCTGTCATGGCAAAGAGTGGCTGTCCCACCCGCGTAGAGTACAGGCCGCGCAGAATGCACCAGCCCAGACGCATCGATGTCGCCGATGCACGGCAAGACCTACCGCATAAAGCGATAAAGGAAAAGATGAGAGCGAAGCTTTCCCGTTTCGGCGCGTTGCGGAATCGCGAACCGCGACTAGACTGGTGGCCAGGTTGTCGAGGAACCAAGTCCATGAACAGGCGGCAGGTATTGACAGGCGGTTTGTCGTCGCTTGTCGTGTCGCCGGCGGGTGGTGCTGAGGTATCAAAGCCCCAGGTGCCCAAATGGCGACCCTCGTTTTCACAACCCATCGATCGCATCGAGGAACGGTTCGGCTATTACTTCGACAGAGGCCGTGACTTTGCCATCCTTGAAAACGGCACCTGCGTGCTGACGGAAGCCGGCCTGTCCGATGAGGCGGCAGCCATGGCCGCCATCCAGACGCTTGCCATGATTTACAACTATCACCCGGACATGAAGCCGTCCGACATGGATGATGGCAACGTGCTGGTCAGCTACAATCATCCAGCCTTCAATGTCGTGCTTTCCGACGTTGCGAATGCGCATTGGCAAGAGATCGAGGCCCGCCACCAGGATGGGCTGGCTACGGGCGAGGTGCTGATCACGCCGCTGGGGCAGAATGTGTTCGATGAGCTCGGCAAAGAGGCGCTGCTTGGCAGGTGCTACATGTTCATGGATGCGCAGGCGCCAAAGGTGATCCGCATCAAACCCAGTTGATAAGTCGAATCAGGGGTATTTGGTGCCGGCAAGTTGCCTGGCACGACCTTCGGCGGTTGGCGATTTGCGCGTTAATGGGCCGCACAATATTTTCTCTCGACCGGTATACTGATATATATAGAGCATACAGGATTGATTGGGAGTGTCGGGGACGCAGACCTCGCGTTTGAACCCTGTTCCTGGATCGGTACGGGTTCTGCAGATTTTTTACTCGTATCGTAAGGAACATTCGCCTGGCTGGTGCATGCCGATGCACTGGCGGCAATGCCGACAACGATTGCAATCCGAATCATGTGTTCCCCCAAGTCTTGGGTCAGCTTCGCATTGATGAGCGCTGGTATCAATGGCCACACTCTATTGGAGCATGCTTGCATGACCCGTCACGTCACCTTCATGACCATAGACGACGTCGAACACTATTCGCCTGACGAGCGCGCCGCGATCGTCGCCGCCTATCCCGAACATGAGCGCGAGGCGCGGGCGCGCGGCGTTCCGGTGCTGGGCTCCGGCCGCATCTTTCCGATTGCCGAGGAGCTGATCGCCTGCGAGCCGTTCCGGCTGCCGCGCTACTGGCCGCGGATCGGCGCGCTCGATTTCGGCTGGGACCATCCGTCGGCCGCGGTCGAGCTGGCCTGGGATACGGAGGCCGATGTCGTCTATATCTCCAAGGCGGCGCGGGCCTCGCAGCAGACGCCGGCCATGCAGGTGCTGGCGCTGAAGCCATGGGGCGAATGGCTGCCCTGGGCCTGGCCGCGCGACGGCCGCCGCGAGACGCTGGAAGGGGCGGGCACGGCGCTCGCCAGGCAATATGCCGCCCACGGCTTGAACATGCTCACCGGCCACGCCCGCTTCGCCGACGGCTCGGTCTCGGTCGAGGCGGGGCTGATGGAAATGCTCGACCGCATGCAGTCCGGCCGCTTCAAGGTGTTTTCGACCTTGCTGCCCTGGTTCGAGGAATTTCGGCTTTACCATCGCAAGGACGGCAAGGTGGTGAAACTGCGCGACGATTTGATGGCCGCGACGCGCTATGGCGTGATGATGCTGCGGGAAGCGGTGGTTGATCCCGCGGAGTTCAAGAGCGCGAGGCGGACGACCGGGCAGAGTGATCCGCTGGGGGCGTTTCGGTGAGGGGCAAGCGCCCTCGATCTTTCCAAGTCTTCGATCCGACAAAGCCCGCGAGGCGGGCGGGCGAACGCGTGTGGCCCGGCCCTGCTGTGGTCGCCAGCGCTGCGCGCCTTTGTTCAAAGCCAGGGAGCAGCCAACAATGGTACACATCATCCCACTCTCCGTTGGTCGGCGACGGCTCGATACGGGGAACGCAGTGCAGTATCCGCAAGGGTCGCCCATCGGCGGCGCCATGCAGGGTTTTGGCGACGAGCTTTCCGCACTGGCCGAGCACTACCGGAAGATGACAGAGCGACAGGAGGCCTTCGACGCCGAGATCGCACGCCGCCAATCAACGGCCGGATCGCGTTGGCCGAAGACGAGCTGGCGGCGAAGGCGCCGGCCGACGGCGCGGGCATGCACGAGGCCATGTACGGCCAGCTGGACCCGTATGACGGCCGAGCGGTGAAGCCCGGTCTGTTCGACAAGATGTTCGGCGAGGTCTTGCCGAGCATGCCCGAAAGCCAACGCGCCAACTTTGCCAAGCAGAAGGAGGCGATGCGCATGGCAGGCGCGGTGCGCATGGCGCAGCGGCAGCTCCAGCGGCGCAAGGATTATGAACAGAACCAATGGTCCGGGGTCCAGCGCGCCGAGCTTGACGCCATCGCTCAAAGCAATCCCAACGACACTGTGGCTTTTAACGCCGCTCGCCGGCGCGGCCTCGATGTTCTCGACAAGATGGGCCTCGACCCGCAGGGCAAGTTGCAGGCCGAAGCCGCGTGGCGGGATAGCACGGCAAGGACACGGATTGGGGCTACAGCATTGAAAGCGTAGTAAACAGCAAGGATCAATTCTCAGACGTTAATGGTCCGACCTCCAGGTCTAAGCATAATCGATCCGACATCGATCAAGTACCCATCGGCGACCCACGTTTTCCTAAAGCATCGAGGATAGTTGACGAATACCTAATGCAGCGTGCATCAGGCGAGCCGTCATCGGTTGATGATAATCTTAGCTATGGTAATCCAGATTATGCAGACGAATCTGGTCTTAAGTGGTTACTGAAATTAAAAATGAAGCGTGGTCTTCATTTGCATGGTACGCCTCCCGATTTGCTGCGGTTCCTTCCGGGAAAATTTGGTACAAATTTACCAGAGGATTACTATTCAGCTTGGCCGTAAAATAGATCGATATCGGTGCCGCTCAGAAAGGGCCACCTCTTTATTAGGCGGTGTCCTTTATTGTGAAAACAATCATCATCCGTTCAGCTACGGCGCGCAGCCAACATCAACAAAATTTAGTAGTGGTTCGACGCCTTCATCGTCCCGAACGGTATAGAATGCATCTGGGTAAGTTTCAGCGGACCTCCAATTGAAGTTCTTGACTGTATCCGGACCTACCGCAAACATATAGGAAGGCATCGGACCACTGATAAATCCGTGGTCGCCCTCTTTCGTCACCAGCTCCGCCGCCGTGGCCGGCTGCAAAAGCTTCTTATCCGCCGTGAAGGCGGCTTTACCGGAACCTTGTCTGATGACGGTCACGACAATCCCCGACTCGAGTTCCTTGAAGAGCACGCCCTTTGGGCAGCTTTGCCACAGAGTGTCCGTCTTATCCACGTCGTCCGACTGAGCCGCGCCAAATGGCAACGCAAACACCGCCATCGCGGCGAGAATGAGCGATCGCAACGATACCTCCTATGGTTGTATTTCGAACGTTATAGCCCTGTTATGGTTGTGGCAAGCGCTGCGAAAGCATCGACGTCATCTTCCGACGCCTTTGATGGCAGGATTCCGAGGGTCTTCGCAACGCTGCCTCGCGCGGGATGGGATATCCATGGCCGTCCGCATCATTCCCGCCACGCTGCGCGATCTCTCCTACATCGCCGCCAATCTGCGTGCCGAGGACCGGGCCGAGATCGACTGCCAGCTTGACCATTGGTCGCCGGCCCTGCTGGCGGTCACCGCGCTGCAGGGCTTTGCCTATGTTGCCGAGCTAGACGGCAATCCGGAGGCCGGCTTTGGCGCTGCCGAACAGCGCGGCGGGCTGTGGATCGCCTGGAGCTGGGGCACGCGCCGCATGAAGCGCTGTGTGCCCGGCATCACTGCGCACTTCCACGCCGTGCTCGGGCCGCAGGTCGCGGCGCGGGGCGCTTGGCGGGTCGAGGCGCGGGCGCTTGCCGCCAACGAACTGGCTCTGCGCTGGTTCGGCCGGCTCGGCGCCACCCAACGCTGCCGGTTGCCTGGATATGGCCGCAACGGCGAAGATTTTTTCCTCTACGACTGGACAAGAGAAGGCTGGAACCATGTGTCTCTTTCAAAAGCCGCCGGCGCTGAAGCCGCTGCCACCGACCCCGACCATTGAAGACAAGGACGTGCAGGCGCGCGAGGCAGCCCTGCGGACTGAACTCGAACAGCGCCAGGGCACGGCGGCGACGGTGAAAACCGACCTCGCGCCCGGCGACCTCACCGGCCAGCGCCGCGTTCTGCTGGGGGTATGACCATGACCGCGATGAAACGCAGTTTCAGCAAGCGCGTGCTGGCGTGGTGGTACTGGCGACGGCATGCCAGGCTGGTGAAGCGGAGGTGACGCATCTTACCCTCCCCCTTGTGGGGAGGGTCGTAGGCTGAGCCGCACGGTACGTGCGGTTCAGCCTACGGGGTGGGGTCTGCGCTGCACCCGTCTCCCTCGCTTTGCTTTGCAAAGCGAACTCGCCGACCCTCCCCACAAGGGGGAGGGTGTAGCAATTCGTCATCTCTCAGCGGCTTGACAATCGCTCCTCAGGCGCCATGCTGCAGTGCAACATGGCTAGCTACGAAACCAGCATCATCAAGTCGTCGCGGATCGAATGCCTGGACGGGCTTCGCGCGCTTGCGGCGATCTGGGTGCTGGTCGGGCACTGCATGCTTTTGACCGGCTGGCAAATTCCGATCGTCGGCGAGCCGGATCTCGGCGTCGACCTGTTCATCATGCTGTCCGGCTTCCTGATGGTGTTCCACTATCAGCTGCGCCAGGAAAAGGAGCCTTGGCAAAGACCGGAAACCTGGCTGAAATTCTGGACGCGCCGCTATTTCAGGATCGCGCCGCTGTTCTATGTCATGCTTTTCCTGGCGCTGGCGCTTGGCCCCTATCTCTACGATTGCAGGATCATCATCGACGATTTCCTCTCCAGATCGCACCAGGCGCCGGAACGCTACCTCGACGGCAGCCTGAAAAACATCGTCGCTCATCTCACGTTCCTGTTTGGGCTGGTGCCGAACCTCGCCTATCGCACGCCCGCTGCCTGACTGGAGCCTGGGGCTGGAGATGCAGTTCTATGCCGTGTTCCCGGCCGTCATGCTGCTGGTTCGCAGGCTGGACTGGATCAGGAGCGCCCTTGTGGTCGCGGCGATCGGCTGCGTCATCGTGTTTGCGATGCGGCTGTTGTCGATCCATTTTCCGATGCCGTCCTTTCTGCCGCTGAAGATGCAGATATTCCTGTGCGGGATGCTGCTGGGCCGGAGTCGTGCATCAGAGCCAGCCGCGATCTATCCTGTACTTGGCACTGGCGCTGCTGCTGGCGGCGCTGCCCTTTGGCGGCGACCAGGGGCTGGGCAAGCTTCTGGTGCGTGAAGCGCTGGTGGCGGGCTTCTTTGCGCTAGTTCTCTACCGCATGCTGCCTGGAAGGGCGGGAACGCTGGCGCGAGCGATCGCCGTGACGCTCAGCAACCGGTTCTTCCACCTGATGGGCGAGCTTTCCTTCAGCATCTACCTGATCCATCTGCTGGTGCTGCAGCCCGTCGCGGCGTTCGTCATCAGTGAGTTCGGCCACGAATTGTCGGCGCCGCTGCGCTTCGCCATCGTCGTTGCCGTTGTGCTGCCGACGGTGACGTTGCTGTCCTGGATCACCTACACTCTGATCGAGGTCCCCGGCCAGAAGGCGGGCCGCTTCGTCGTCCAGCGCTTTGGCCGGAAAACGGCGCCGGTGCTCGAGGGCATCAAGCGCAGCGCGTAGTCGGCTGACGCTGCCGATCTCCCCCCTCGAGGGGGAAATGTCGCCGAACGCGACAGAGGGGGTCGGTGCGACCGGACGCGACCTCCCGCCACCGACAGATGAGGCTAGCGCTCTACGCGCGGCGACCCCCTCTGGCCTGCCGGCCATCTCCCCCTCAAGTGGGGAGAAGCGCCGCTTCGCCGTCCATTCACATCCTACCCAGCGAGCCCCTCATGACCGATTCCCGTGCCCGCGATATCCTGTCCCGCCAATCCGAGCTCGAGACCGAGCGCTCTCAGTACGAGGCGGTGTGGGAGCAGGTGGCGGAATTCTGCGATCCCGATGCGCCCGATGTCTGGAGCGGCCGCAGGAGCGGCGGACCGGATTCGCAGGCCGAGCGGCAGGAGCGGCGCGGCGCCCGCGTCTATGCCAACACCATCAACTCGGCCGCCAATCGCCTCGCCGCCGGGCTCGAAAGCCTGATCATCCCGCAGTCGGAAAAATGGCACGGGCTGACCACCGCAGAAATGAATGACGAGGAGACCGACGAGGAGAAGGAATGGGCGGAAGGCTTGCGCGACTTCCTGTTTGCGCTGCGCTATTCCGCCAACTCCAATTTCGTGCCGGCCACGCAAGCCTGCCTGCGCAATGTCGTGCGTTATGGCCCGGCCTATCTCTATGCCGAAGAAGGCTTTGGCGGCACGCTGATCCGCTATGCCTCGATCCCCGTGGTCGAGGGCTATCTCGCCCGCAACCGCTGGGGCCAGGTCGACATTTTCCACCGCCGCTACGAGCGCACGGCAAGACAGGCGGCGCAGCTGCTCGGCTACGAAAAAATGCCGGCGCGGATCAAGATGCTGGTCGACGATCCCGCCAAATGCGAGACGAAAATCTTGCTGATCCAGTGCATCCAGCCGCGCGACGAGCGCAAGATGTACCGGCTTTCCGGCGACTATCAGTATCTCGACACGGCCTTTGCCTCCTATCACGTCATCGAGGACGAGGAGGAGATCGTCAGGGAGAGCGGTTTTCGGTCCTTCCCGGTGTCGACCTTCAACTGGCGCCGCTATGAGGGCGACCCCTATGGCATTTCGCCTGCTATCGAGGCGCTGACGACGGTTCGCGAGGAGAACGCGGTGCGCCGCTCGGGCCTTCGCGCCCTGCAGCAGATCACCGATCCGGCCACGGCGTCCAAGGCCAGGCTCGATTATGTCCCGGTGCTCAACCCCGGTGAGAATTATCCCGGCCTCATCGACGACAATGGAAGGCCGCTGATTCAGCCGATCGCGACCGGGCAGAACCCGACCTATGCCTTCAACTACGCGGCGAGCCGGGCAGAAGAAATCCGCGACATGATGTTCGTCAATTTGTTCCAGACGCTGGTGCAGAACCCGCAGATGACGGCGACCGAAGCCTTGATCCGCCAAGAGGAGAAGGGCGCGCTGCTCGGCCCCTCGGGTTCGATCATCCAGGCCGGCTTTGCCAGCAATCTCGACCGCGAACTCGGCATTCTGGAAGACAAGGGCCTTTATGACGAGGACAGCCGCTTCGCGCCGCCGGAAAGCCTCGCCGGCAAGTCGGTACGGCCGACCTTCACCGGCCCGCTCGATGTGCTGCGCCGCTCGGCCGAGGCGCGCGACACCATCCAGGTGGTGACGACGGCCATGCAGATGGCGCAGTTCGATCCCGGCATCATGGACAATATCGACGGCGACGAAGCGCTGAAGATCGTGCAGAGCGCCGGCCGCAGCCCGCAGCGCATCTTTCGCCGCAAGGAGGAGGTGGAAGGTCTGCGTGGAGCAAGAGCACAGGCCCAACAAGCCCAGGCCGGCATGGCGGCGATCGCCTCCGCCGGCAAGGTCGCCAAGGACGCGGTGCCGGCAGCGGTGCAGGCGCGCGACAGCGGGTTGCTCGACGCATTGATGCAGCAGGCGGGCGGCGGCGGAGAGGCGACGGCCGGATCGGCC